TCCAGCTCCTGCTCGACCAGGCGCGCGAGTCGTTCGAGGTCCTCGCGGCCCGGGGCCAGGCCGCCGAGGCCGTGCTCCCGATCATGACGGCTGCCGCCATGGTCGCGCTCCAGATCGACGATCCGACCTTTCACCTGCAGCACTGGATCCCGACGAAGGGCATCACGTTCGTCGTGGGCGACTCCGAAGCCTTCAAGTCGTGGTTCATCCTGGTGCTCGGTTTCTGCATCGCCGCCGGGCGGCCGCTCTTCGAGCGCATCGCCGTGACCCAGGCGCCCGTCCTGCTGATTTCCGAGGAGAACGGCCTGGTCGAGGATCGCCGGCGGATCGACCTGGTCGCCCGCGGCATGGGCTTCGCCCTCGAGGGCCTGCCGTTCTACATCGCCTCCGAGGCCTCGTTCTCGTTCGACGATGCCGCGCGCTACGCGACCCTGCGCGCGTTCATCGAGGAGAAGGGGATCCGTCTGGTCATGATCGACTCCTTCGTCCGCGTGCACCGGCGCGAGGAGAAGGACGCGGGTGCGATGAACGCGCTGTACATGGACCGGATGAAGCCGCTCGTGAAGGCCGGTGTCGACCTCCTCCTCCTGCACCACAAGCGGAAGCTGCCCGCCGGCATCCACCCGAGCCAGCAGCAGGCCTCGTCCGACAACGACGACATCCGCGGCTCGGGCGACCTCCGCGCGGCCGCGCACGCCGTGCTCTTCCTCAAGAAGCTGACCGACAGCACGGTCGTCGTCCGGCACAACAAGGCCCGCGGGTTCAAGAAGCAGGAGCCGTTCGTGTTCTCGATCAAGGACGGCGACCAGGGCGGCGTCGTGCTCACCTTCGAGGGCAAGCCCGCCGACGTGCTCGACAAGAGCGGGGCGGCGCGTGAGGCGATCCTCCTGTACGCGAAGGACCATCCCGCTGGATTCTTTCGGCAGGACGTCCTCACAGCGTTCAAGGGGAAGTACTCGAAGAAGGTCCTGCAGCCGATGCTCGATGCGCTTTCCGAGAAGAGCTACCCGCTCAAGGCCAATGAGGTGGCGTCGGGGAAGACGAGGAAGAAGTTCTACGTGCTGGTGGCGTCCGAGCCGGACCCGCCCGATCCCGGCGACGACGACGTGCCGTTCTAATGAGCTCACGATGCTGAGGCGTCATATCGATGGATCGCGGGCAACGACATGTGATGACGCATCGTTCAACGCTCTACCTCGGCAGGAATTCGTCGAGCCGCGGTTCGTCGCGTGGGACAGGGCCGAACATGAACCGAGAACAGAGCCGCTCGTAGAGCGGAGTATCCATCGGCGCCGGTGGCCAAATGTCGCCGTCGGGATTCGGTCGCCAGACTTGAATGGTCGCGTCGTCCCAGGGGCCCGGTTTCGCCGGAATGGGCCGGCCGATAGTGATCCATCGATGCGTCAAGACTTGCGCGACGAACTGGCCGACGGCTACGGTCGCGACGTGTCCAGAAAATGCGTGCCTGTCGTCGAGCAGAGGAAACCAATGAATGCGACAGCCCATGCCTCTTCGCAGCCATGCGACCCACACACTGATGCCGTCCGGCAAAAGACCATCCTTCAGACGCGCCAGATCGTATGCGCGGTAGTAGCGCCGCCGGTCTATCAGGCTGCCGCGCTCGAAGACCATAGCCATCTTGGTGGCCCATCGCGCAATGAGTTCCTGGCGTCGAAGGTCCAATGCAGTCACGGTGGTGGCCGTCGCCATCGGAGAGACGAACTCCCGGACCTGGGTTTCGAGATCCGACATCCATCCGTTGTTGCACAGATCGCAGACGATTCTGGCGACGACGTTGAAAGTCGTTTGTGGCCACTCTCTGTAGCGCTGTCTTCCGGCATGGTTCCCTTCTTCGAAGTGAACAACCTGCCGGTCGCCGTTTATGAAGACATCCCGACCGATCCATTCCGGCCAAAGGTGCTCTCGGGTCAGGCCGTCCCGGCCGCAGAACATGCACGTTCGAGGCACGCCCCGTACCTACGACGCGGCCGACCGACGATGCTTCTTGGCGCGACCACCCGCAGCGCCGCGACACGATGGGCACCACACCGTTACACGCATGGGCATCTGGTGCTCAGGGCAAATCTGCAGCTTGCCGGACTGACGCCACTGCTCCTTCAACCGCTCGTAGACGCCGAGCGCGTGCTCCAGGCGCTTCGCGTGGCGGCGAATGGCCTTCGCCGATGCTGCCAATTCGACCTCGAATCGCTCCGTGGTCACGTGCGCACCTCCTGCCTCGCGACCGTATCAGAGCAGCACCAAAAGCAGAAGGACGAAAGCACTCCTGGCTTCCCCGCGTTCACGACGCAGGAACCGCACAGGTGCACGCGTGGTTCCTGCGTTCCGGTTCCGGCGTGGAAGTCTGTGACGAACCTACCTATCTACGCAGGCACCACGTCGGTTCCTCCGTGGTGCACGTCCCAACGCATGCAGCAACGCAGGCACGCGTTCCCCTCCTCCTATAGGAGGGAACGTGTGCGGTGCACGCGTTGGCGGTGCCTGCGTTGGAGACCACGTCAGACCCGTTCGGCCGGCGTTCAGATGCGGGGGCCCCTGGGGTCGGTCAGCCACAGCGGGTCAGCGCGGGCGCGATATTTCTCCAGCGAACAGCGAGCCCCTGGGGCTAACGGGTAATGGCCAAGGCCACCAAGGCGCAGGCGGCGACCCAGCCGCAGACGGCTGCACGGGCCGCGGAGGCCCTCGCCGACCGGCTCTGGACCCGCTGGGAGCTGGCGGTCCTGCTCGGCCAGCACCCGCAGACGATCGTGAAGTGGGAGCGCGACGGGATGCCGATCGCGGTCCGCGGGTCGCGCGGCCTGCCGTCGAAGTACCGCCTCGCGGACGTGTGGCGGTGGGCGCTCGAGAAGGCCCGCGGCGGCGCCACCTCCGGGGAGCTGAGCCTGTCGGGGGAGCGTGCGCGGTTGGCCGAGGTGCAGCGCGCGGAGGCCGAGCTCCGCGTGCAAACGCGGAAGGGCGAGCTGCTCGAGCGGGCCGACGTCGCGAAGGTCTGGGGCGAGCAGATCACGAACGCGAAGACGGAGCTCCGGGGGATCCCGCACGCAGTGGCCGATCGCTGCGTGCAGGTCGCCCGCACGGACGGCGCCAGTGGCGTCGAGCGGGTGCTGGCGCAGGTTATCGACGATGCGCTTCGAGGCCTGGCCCAGGTATGACCGCCGCGATCCGCGCCGTGGCGCTCGCGGGGTTCCTTACGGCCGCCGCACTGTACGACCAGCTCCGCCAGGCGTGGGCCCCGCCACCCGCGCTCACGACGAGCGAATGGGCAATGCAGAAGCGGATTCTGTCGAGCGCCGCGTCGCCGTCGCCGGGCCCGTGGCGCGCCGACCGCGATCCGTGGCAGGCGGGCATCATGAACGCGTTCCACGAGGACGCCGAGACGGTCGCCGTGATGAAGAGCGGCCAGATCGGCGTGACCGAGGCCGCGATTCTCAACCGCATCGGCTACAACATCGAGCACCACCCGGGACCGATGTTGCTCGTCGAGCCGACGACGGACCTCGCGAAGCGGCTCAGCAAGAACCGGCTCGAGTACATGTTCCGCGCCACGCCGTCGCTGGCTGAGCGCGTGCCGGAGCGCCGCTCGCGGGGTGGCAGCCTCCTGCACAAGGAGTTCCCTGGGGGCCACCTGGTGATTGCCGGCGCCAACAGCGCCACGCCGCTTTCGAGCGATCCGATGCGCGAGGTGTACTTCGACGAGGTCGACAAGTACCCGCCGCACCTCGGCGAGGAAGGCGACCCCGTCTCGCTCGGCATGAAGCGGACGACGACGTTCTGGAACCGCAAGCACCTGCTCGTGTCGACCCCGACGCTCAAGGGCACGTCCACGATCGAGAAGTGGTTCCTGCAAGGGGACCAGCGCCGGTTCGTCATGCCGTGCCCGCGGTGCGGCCGGCATGACTGGTTCACGTGGAACGACGCGGCGCACTTCCACGTGGTCTTCACGGACCGGGACCCTTCGACGGCCCATTTCCGCTGCCCCGGCCCAGAGCGTGGCGGATGCGGCGGTCGCATCGATGACCACGAGCGCGCCGGCATGATCGCGGAGGGCGCGTGGACCCCGCAGGGACCCTTCCGGGGCGTGATCAGCTTTCACATCTGGGAGGCTTACGCGTCGACGGCGCGGCTCGCGCGAATCGTCGCGAACTTCCTCCGCGCCCGCGAGCTCGGCCGTGAAGAGCTGCGGGAGTGGACGAACCAGACGCTCGGTGAGCCGTGGGAGGAGCCGGGCGAGGCGGTCGAGGCACACGTGCTCCTCGCGCGCCGCGAGAAGTACTTGGCCGAGGTGCCGGCCGGCGTGCTCTTCCTGACTGCGGGCGTCGACACCCAGGACGACCGGCTCGAGGCCTGGATCTGGGGCTGGGGCCTCGGCGAGGAAGCGTGGTTGATCGACGTCCGCACGCTGCCCGGCGATCCGGCGAAGGTCGAGGTCTGGACGATGCTCGACGAGCTGCTCGAGCGCCAGTGGCGCCACGCGCGCGGGCATCGGCCGGTCATTGCGGCGTGCGCCATCGACTCGGCCGGTCACAAGACCGATCACGTGTACGCCTACGCGACCAAGTGGGCGCAACGCCGGGTCTACGCGACGATCGGGCGCGACGGGCAGCGGCCGATCTGGGCGCCGGGGCACCAGCCGCGCGGCAAGCGGGAGTGCTGGCTCTACGTCGTCGGCGTGGACAACGGCAAGGCCGAGATCGCCGCGCGCCTGCGCTTGCCGGCGGCCGGGCCCGGCTTCATGCACTTGCCCGCCGGGCACGACCAGGTCGACGAGACGACGGTCAGCCAGCTCACGGACGAGCGGCTCGTGACGCATTACGACCGGCGCAAACGCGCGCGCCGCGTGTGGGAGCTGGCGCGCGCCGGGACCCGGAACGAGGGCCTGGACTGCACCGTGCTCGCGCTGTGGGCGCTGCGCGCGCTCCGGCCAGACATGCGGGGCGCCGCCGACCGGATGCGCCAGGCCACGGAGGCGCTCGAAGCCTCCTCGACGCCGGCGCCGACACCGGCCGAGCCGGCACCGGCGCCGTCGGCGGCGAAGCCCTCGAGTCCGCCGCGCGTTCAACGCAGCGGCTACCTGCAGCAGTTCAACCGGTAAGGGGAGAAAGGGAGCTCAGTGCCCTCGGAACGACACCCGATCCCGCCGCACCTGTGGCGCAAGCTGCTTGCGTTGCTGCGATCAGTCCCAGAGAAATGCCCGGGTGGCGCGGTGATCCTGCTCCAGGTGCGCGGAACGGACGGAGAAGTGACCGACGTCACGCGACAAGCGACGATTGAATAGAAGCTTGCACACGGAAGGATGTAAGATCGTCTCGAACCAGGGGGCCGCCCCCGAGAGCCCGCCAGGTCAACAGTTAGGCGGATACTCCGTGGGATCCCCGCAACCGGGCGTTGGGGCCCACGAAGCGGAGACGCTCGTTGACCCTGGCAGAGATCGACGCCCGACTCGCTGCTCTCAAGGCTCTCCCTCCCGGCGTGCTGACGTCGACGTTCGGCGGCCGCACTACCACGTTCTCGTCCATGGAAGACATCGCCGCGGAGATCTCGCGCCTGGAGGCCGAGCGCGCCGTGCTCGTTGGGGAATCTGAGCGCCGGCCGCGGCTCTGGCGTGTGATCGGTAGCAAGGGCGTATGACGACGACGGCTGAGCTCGACGCCATCGTCCACCGCTTCCAGGCGAGGCAGAAGGCGCCGACACTCTACGATGCCCACGGCCGCGCGGTATCGCCGCGGTCGCGGAATCAGTACGAGTCCGCCAGCACGCGCGCACGCACGCGCGGCTGGTCGAGTCCGACGACCGGGCCCAACGTCGCGACGCTCGGCGGTCTGCGCCTGCTGCGCGATCGCTCGCGGAACGCCTACCGGAACGATCCGTACTTGGGCGGCGCGATCGATCACCGCGTCGAGCAGCTCGTCGGGTGCGGGATCTGGCCCAAGTCGCTTGCGCCGGACCCAGCGTTCCGAGACTCCGTGCAGAAGCTGTATCACCGCTGGTCGAAGGTCTGCGATGCCAGCGGCGTGCACGACTACGCCGGGCTGATCTCGCTGGGCGTTCGCGAGTGGCAGGAGGCCGGCGAGGTCTTCGGGCGCTTCCGGCTCCGGCTCAAGTCCGACGGCCTGCCCGTGCCGCTTCAGGTCCAGATGCTCGAGCCGGAATTCTGCCCGCTCGACAAGACGGAGCGCCGCGGGACCGTGCGCATCCGCGCGGGCATCGAGTTCGACAGCGCCAAGCGGGACACGCCGACCGCCTATCACTTCCACCGCGAGCACCCGGGGGACGGCGACGGTCTCGGCGTCAGCAGCCTCGACACGGTGCGCGTGGACGCGGCCTCGGTCATCCACATGTTCCTGCCGCTGCGCGCCGGACAGATCCGCGGGGTCCCGCATCTTCACCGTGTCCTGCTCACCGCCCGGGATCTCGAGGTCGGCGATGACGCGACCCTGATGCGCTGGGGCCTGGCGAACATGTTCATGGGCGTCTTCAAGCGCCGTCCAACCGCGGAGAGCTCCGTCGATCCGATCACCGGACAGCCGATTACGCGCGACATCGACGACGTCCCGCTGATCGGCATGGAGCCCGGGGCGATCCCCGAGCTGATGGACGGTGAGGAGCTGGAGTTCAACGAGCCGCCCGAGGCAGGGAACACGTACGAGGCCTTCATGCGGCAGCAGCTCCGCAAGCTCGCGGCCGGATCCCGGACGCCCTATCACGCGTTGACCGGCGACATGGCGCAGGTCAAC